TCTTGAACTGCATTTGCATGTAAGGATAGCTTACACGCTTTGCAATTTCCCAAAGTCGCTTTGAGGCAGTTTCCTTGTCAATGAATGCAGTCAGATCAACCGTCTTGGTACGACGATAGCCAACAATTGAAACGCCAGCCGGATTTGACACGCGTATTGTGCGCCTTGTGAACTCAGCACTCTCATCTGTGTAGTTTCCTATGAAATGGTTATATACTGTGTCCCAAGAAGGTCTTACAATAGAGAACTCTATGAAGTCCTCCGTCATGAATGGGTCGCCAACAGCTGCATCGGTGTCAGTGAATGCGATCAGTTCCCACTTGCCAAGAGAGTTTTTCCTTAAAACACCATCAACATAGTTGAACACCTTTTGTATCATGGACTTTGCTTCTTCAAGCTCAGAGAAGTCCATGTTGATGCCATATCCCTGGTTGTACCAGTAGTCAGCTGCAGCATTGAATTTGTCGTAGTCAAAATCCAGGTAGCCAGCACGCAACAGAATATCCATTATCACAGCAGCTGGGTTGCTGCCATTGGAAAGCTCGGCATGCCTCACACGGAAGCCATGGTCAAATCTTCTCTTGACAACAAAGTGAATTGTTGGAGCAGTGCCAACATTGAAGCCAAGATGGAACTCCTTCATGAATGCATGGCAAATTGGATTCATTGCAGAGGCGTTATCACCAGCCTCATCAGGCCTGTATCCAGAATCACCAGGGTTATATGTTATGGATCTTCCAGATTCTATGACCCTGGTGACACCTTCCACTCCAATGCTGCCAGGATCGTATGTGTAAGAATCAGTGAAATCCTTTTTCTTGTTGTCTATATAACAGCCAACTATCTCAAGGAGCCCAATTCCGATTCCTTGCCACATGTCAAGATAGTAGTGGTAACCATCAACAGGTCTTCCAGGACCTTTTGCATGAGAAACACGAGTGACAAGATTGCCATACCAAAGGAAGTTGCCTGGTCTGCGCACCTTCCCATAGACCAAAGGCACAACTGTGCCTTCTTCACAATAAGTGATGTTGAATGAGTCAAGTGTAGCTGGCTTCATTCTGTCACTTTTGAGAGAAGGTGGTCTAGTCAAGAAGTATGCAGCTGCTGCACCTATAATCATTACTGCGCCAAATATCAGCAGTTCAGTTCCCACAGCACACCCTATATATTGCTGTTGTCTTTTCTTCCCAGTATTTGCCCCAATTCATCAGCGACACGCCTCTACCACGAACCGAATGTACAAAGGTGGTTGGAGGATCAAGCATGATTCCAGCATGGTTGGTAACACCAGTTTTGACTGTGCTGAATGTAAGCATGTCACCGCGCATTATGCACTTGATGCTTTCAATCTTCACAAGCGCAAATCCATTTGCCATCTCAGCTTTTATGTGCTCTGCGAAGCCATCTCTTATCAGATCTAGCTTGTTTGAATGCACATACCAATCAGGAGGATATATGTCGTGCACTACATTTCGTATGATGCCAAGCTCCTTCAATATAGCACCAACAAACAATGAGCAGTCAGCTCCTCTTTGCTTCTTCATCCACAAATGTCTGTATGGCGTGCCCATCCACTCTTGCATGACAAGCTTGGCCTTTGTCCAGTTAAGCCTATCTTCAAAGAATGGTGTCATCACTTGAATCCCCAGAGCACTGGGTTGTTGCATGGGATGTAAGGCATTGATACATGTCTAAGCAAGAAATTGTTGAACTTGGTCTTGCAGGTGGATGGATTGCCATCACATCCAGGATATGCAGTCACCGAGTTTCCGACGACACCTGCACCAGCTGTAAATGGAACTTGCAAACACACAGTGCTGCCTTCATGCCAAATAGCAAACCTTGCATCACCATCATAGACAACCCTGCCCTGTGTGAACCAGCCATTCTCATAGGTGGCAAACACAGGGCTGACTATGTACATGCCACCATCTGTCTGGCCAGTGATTGCAGCTGTGACAGCCCAAGCATTGTCTTCAAGACCACAATTGCGATCGAAGACTGTCCAGTTGCAGTAGCTTTGATAGACAATGTGTGGCAGCATTTGCGACAGATCATCATCAATGCCACACTCGGCTGTTATTATCTTACCTTGTAACGAAACCTTCTTTATCTTGCCTTCAAAAAGCAAGGCATAGCTTGTCATCGCAGGATCAATGGCTTGGAAGATCTTCACCCAAACATTTTGTATCGGATAGCTGGCTATGTGCTCCTTGATTGGAGCTGCTACTGGAAATGATATGCTGACTTTTGAATCTCCAGCAGAAGAAGTGCGGTTGAATGCTCCTCGCTTTATTGTAGAAGCCTTATAAGTCTTGCCTTGAAATGACAAATCGTTCTTGTACGATGTGTAGCGCCAAACATAGCCATTTCCGCGAACCTCATACAGCTCTGGAATCTGTGGCTGCTCTGTTGCTTTTATCTCAGTCTCAAAAGACATGGTATGCCTCAGTCAGCAAAGTCATATTCTTTGACAAGTTCAACAAAGTTGATGTCCACCTCGCTGACAACATTGCTGTGGTGCACAAATCTCAAGCTGTCTGAATCAAACCTTCCGAGCAAATAGCGACCTATCATCAAATGGTTGCCTGTGATTATATCTCTGTCAAGTATTGTATCAAACTGCAAGAAGGTATGGCTTCCTACAGTCTCAGAAACACCGACAACCTTTCTGACCACCAAGTCGCCATCGTTCATCGGAATGAACACACGCTCATAGCCTTGGTAAATTTCTCCAAACCCATTGTACTCACAGTAAATGCCAGGTGCACCAACAAAAGAGTTGGTCTTCATCGTGAAGAAGTTCGCAGGATGCTTCATCCAAAATCTGCCAACCCTTCCCTTAAAGTCAACAAACTTTGTGATGAACTGATATTCTTCATCCTTGTCCTTACACATGAATTTCAATGTTACAGCCAGAATAGTTTCTTCTGCAACAGGCTCGAGAATGACAGGTGTTCCTGGATAAGCAATCAGTCGTCTTGACAGCTTGTACTCAGCAGTGATGTCGTTTACCCAGTTGGGCTCCTTCTCCCATCGATAGATACTGCCAACCTTTGTCAAACTGTCAGCCATTTTAGATTGCCCTGATATGCTTAAAGTAGCAAGTGCCAAGACCTCTGCGCTGGTGTATCACCATCCGGAAGCCATTGGCAAAGTATTGCTCAATGGACTGGTCGTAAGCAAGACGATCTACAACCAGCTCGTTGTTGACCCACACAGACAGTGTATGGTTGTAAAAATCCATCTCAAACTTGTACTTGTTGTAATCAGTGGTGCCTGTGCGCAAGCCAGTTATTATTCCACACTCTCCTGTTGATCCATAAGGAGATGTCAAATATGACATTGTGTAGCTTCCAAGACCATCTGGCAGATACTGTCGCAAAGTAACTCTTGAAGAAGAAAAGCTTCTAAGATTGAACCTAATTGCACACAATCCACCAACAGAAGGAACATGGTAAGGCTGAGCATATTGAGATACACCAGTGTAATATTGGACAGGATCTGGCAAGAACGCAGCAAATATTTCCCAACTGCCATTCAAGTTGTCCGCTCCCCAATTGGTGTAGTAAGGCTCTATCATGTAATCGGTGTGGTAGAAATCAAATTCAAGGAAATGGATCCCCTTTGGCTGGAACAGCCTTAGAAGCTCTCCATTGCTTGCACCATCTCCATTGTCAACACCAACTCCCCACCAGCCACTCCAGTTGTTTGGACATATTGATCTCCACCCAGGCGCAAAGTTGCCAGAAGGCTCTTCTGCTGCCATTCCGTCAATTTTCTCAAACTTAGTGCGGACATAGTTGAACTGAGCAGGCCACATGCCAAGCGCAATTGTTCCAGTCCTGCTCTTGTCTATGATGCCATCTTGCAGATCAGATTCTGAAACATCGTCTGTGTACATGTTCTTGTCAACCTGCAATGCTGTGTAGCTGTGGTATCCTTTGTCAACAATGCCTTCCCATTCAAAGGAAGCCTCTGCACTTTCTGAAATTTCTTCAAATTCTGCAGATAGCTTGCCAAGCCCATCTGTGATGTTGTTGTCTCGAAATGCCTTCATGTAGCCAACGAAGGCTGGATACACAACAGTCTCATCAGTTGGCCATGTCCCAACAATGCTGCTTGAAAGCCTGATCCATGTGCCATCCACACGCTCGCACCCAATCATCTCAGATGCGCCAGTGTAGAAGTTTATCAGCACAACATAGTCACAGTTCTGTGCATTCCAAAGATTGCCAAGCGGAGTTGTTGCAACAATAATACTGCCACCTGTTTGTATTGAAGACGCAAATATTGGTTCTTGAAATATTGGCACACATATCTTTTGGCCAGCAGCAGCTGCTAACCTGTTCCTGGCTCTTTGTATATCGCTTCCGCTTTCGGTAAATGTGTACGAAACACTTCTGGTAGGAGATGGCAACAGTGGTCTGCGCTGCTCTACAAAATATGGAGTCTGGGCAATTGCAGTCAGGAAGTTATAAGAAATGTTTGGCTTCTCTGACCAATCTGGCTCGACATCAAGTACAATAGACGGATCTGTCATCAACCTGCTCCACCAAACAGTGCATTCTGGAATGCAGCAGGGTTTGATCCAATAACATTGATAAGCTGCTTCTGTCCAGGCACTGATGCCAAATAGCTTCCAAGCATTGCAGGATCAACGAAGTTGATCAAATTGATTGTCTGCTCTTTTGCAGACACTTCATTGCTATTGTACTTAGGCTCCCCAACTGCACCACCAGCAGCAAAATGCAAAGCTCTGCGAGCTGGGCCAACACTTGGCAGTGCATAGCCTGCCAGCAGACTCCTTGGGATTGTCTTCTTGCGAAGACCCTCCATTATGCCCTTGCCATAGTAGTTGACTGCATCAACTGGATGTACAAACTCCCCAGCAGTCAATCTTGCAGGTATGTTGTCAGCTCTGGAGTGTGGAGAATGGCCTTTTACCTCACCACCTTCTGCAAGTGTCTGGCTGGCAATCACAGCTATCCTTGCCATACCAGCTGCAGTTGCAACAGCTGCAGCAGCAGCAGCAACATGTGGATATGCAGCAAAGGTTGTATAAGCCTTTTGGGCAGCTTCATAAGTTGAAACGATGGTTGTTGCAATCGAAGCAGCTTTCTGCAAATAGAAGAATGCCTTCATCTTCTTTCCAGACACCTCGTACAAATCCCCAAACATCGTCTCCATCTGTCCAAAGGTGGTCTGGGCCTGCTGCAGCAGTGCCTCATCAAGTCTTCTTTGCTGGTCAGATATCAGCTTTTGCTTCTCAATACGCTGCAATATATAAGCATCCTCAAGCTGCGCTTTGGCAGCTTGCTGCTCCTTCATCTTTTTGATTTCTTCTTGGTGCTTGAAATCCATGTCTCGAAGCTCCTTCTCAAAGGTAGCTCCAAGATTTCCAGACACAGGCACCTCAGTGCGCTTGCGGATGTCCTCAACCATCCGTGCAACATTCTCTTGTTGCTCAGCAAAAGCCTTGGTCTTCTCCCTGCGCTCTTGCTCAAGCTTGATGATCTCACCAAGCTGCTTTTTCTCAAGCTCATAGATCTTTGTCTTTATATCAAGAACCTTCTCAGGATTCTCAGATATCTCCTGAGTCTTGAGCATTTCCTTCTGCAGTGCAATCTCTGCATTGGTGCGTTGCAGAATGATCTCGCGACGACGATCGTAGTAGGTGTTGAGATCAATCAGTCTTTGGTCAAACTGGGATTGCAAGAATGCCAGCTCAAGTTCAAGGTCAGCTTGCAACTTCTGGAAGCCAGCTTTCAGGATCTCAGAACGCTTGGCAACCTTCTTTTCTTCTTCTGTTCCAATGCCACCAGTTGCTCTGGCACTTGGATCTGACATGGTCTTTGCAAGATCTCTTACTTGTATGAGCAAACCACGTATTCTCTCATGTACAGGTATTTGGTTTATGAAGTTGTTCAACAACTTTGTGGAGTCATCATCAAGCTCCTTGATACCACTCCTTATTGCATTGATCTGGTCATCACCTTCTTTGAGAGAAATCCTCCATTGTTTCAGCTGGCCTGTTATTCTTATTGCACTTTCGAGCATGGACTCCTTCAGCCACCCAGGAGTGAACCTGCTGTTGGCTATGTCAGTTTGATAACTGGCAAACTGCTCCACCAGCCCAATGACATATCTGGCAAAGACACCAAGCTTGTCAGCACCATCAAGCACAAGATTTACAACCCAAGCTATCAGTTTGCCAGCACCACCCATTATGATGCCAATGCCTTGGAATGATGTGCCAAGATAGCCTGCAGCCATCGCCATCTTTTCAAAGCTGCCTATGACAACTTCTCCTGTGTGCTGCGCCCAATTGGCCATCGTGTCTTCAGTGACCATCTTGTTGAGGTAATCTACATAAGTCTTCACCCAAGCCTTTAGATAGTTGAATATGCCAGATTGCTCCATCATGATTGTGCGAAATTGGAACCACTTGTCAGAAATCATGCTGAGCAAACCATCCCAAGTATTCGCCAGCTCTGCCGCAGCACCACGTATTGGACTGTCAGACTTTGTCCACATTTCCTCAATTTTCTTACGCGTCTCTGCAACAGAATAGCTGACACCTGTGGTAAAGCCAAGCATGGCAAGCTTGCCACGCTCCTTGAAAAGCTCTGCTGATTGTGCACCAGCAGAATACATGCGACTGATTTGCTCAGTGGTGGTTCGGATGTCAATGCCAGTTGCAGCTGCAACATCGCCAACAATCTGCAGCCACTTCACCACTTCCTTGTCAGAGCCTTTGATGACACCACGCAACTGGGTGACAACACCCATGATGTCACGATACTCAAAGGTGACCTTGCTGGCATAGTCAGCAGCTTCCTTGAATAGCTGGTTGCCTCGTTCAACATCACCAGTCAGGATGCGAAGTTGCATCCGATAACCTTCAGTCTCACGAGCAGCATCAATGAAGCTCTTGACAAACAGCCCGATACCAGCACCAGCCAGTGCTCCTTGCAGAGAGAACACACCGCTGACAACAGAGTTGAATGCATTGTTGGCTTTGGTGCGAAGCCCATCCAAAGCACTGCCAATCTTCTTCAACTCAGAGCTGGCTTCATCCTTTGCTCTGACAATCAGTTCGAGCAGCCTGCTAGTTGCCAACATCAGTGTGCTCCTTCAGAGCCTACCTCATCTTCATGAATCTGCGCCACCCTGGCTTGTCAGCTGTGGCAGCAACACGATGGGCCAAAGCTCTGTGTCTGAGATCATCATGGCTGATCTTGACATTCTCGTTTATTGCATCGATGAAGTAGGAGTATCCATATTCGAGAACTCCCTGTCCATGGCCCGCTTCAATGAGCCGACAAGCAGATTTGAAAAGCTCACGGCCAAAACTGCCTTTAGCTCGTTCAGCAGATTTATCAGCCCTGCCTCCCGAGCTACCTCGAAAAAAGTGGCATTGACCTCTCTGAATGCATCATAGACCAGCTTGAGGTCACTGGGTGGAAGTTCTCTAGCCTGTTCAATTGTTAAGCTTGTGCACTTTCCAAGATTGCGCTCAATGAACTTCAGGACACCTTCTGGCTCGCCCTTCTTATCACCAGACACTGCCTCATCATTTACCATTGATATGATTTGGTTGACAGTCAGTTCGTAAACGGTGATGGCCAAAACCTCTGAGCCAACCTTGATCTCGAGAATCTTGTGTAACCTTGGCATTTGCCTCTCCTCTCCAATTTGGTTGCGGGAAATAATAAGGCTGCTGCTGCACAATTGCAAGCAGCAGCCTTATTTGGTGGCCTACCAGTCCTGGCTTTACGAAGAGCTGCTGGAGCTGGAACTGGAGCTCGACTTGCTGGAACTGGAGCTCAGAGATGCAATCGCATAAGGATGCAGCGGATGGTTCACAGAATCTGCCAATCCTTCAAAGCGATAGCTCATCTGGCGCCACTCATCTCCAATCAGTTGCATCGGCCCATTGGGAGCCAACGTGCCACGCCAGAAGTGCCAGATCCGATTTGGCCCAGCAGGATTGTCCTCTACAAAGCGCAGAGCAAACTCTCCCTCCACATTGCCGAACATGTTGATGATCCCGCCAGATAGGCTGGCAAGCAAGAACTTCTGGATGTTCTCGGTGGCCATCTCGTCCAGTGTGATGTTGATGCTATAATCGTTGCTGATGACAGGATTCTTGTCCTTCAGCTTTGCACCGGAACGAGAACTGTAATGTGGCAAGCGCTCTGTGGTCGGTTCAACTTCGACACTGGGAGCATTGCCAGCATCGTAGTAGGCGCCAGGTGCACCACCAGAAAATTCGGCAATGCTCAGACGGCCTTTTCCAAGAGTGTAGTTTTCGGTGTTCGGGGGAGTGGGCATCTTTAGATTCCTCCTGTTCCATGTTGGTAAGTCACCACGACAGTGAACTTGAATGCAAGGTAAGGATCCCAGTAGCCAACCACCACCTCTGGCTCAATCAAGCAGCTCAAACAGATGTTGCCAAAGCTGGGGTCAGTATAGATCATGGCCCATATATCATCTGCGCGATTGCTGATGAGCTTGTCATACTCATCATCATTGTAGACCATCTCATAGACGACAATCTCGCAGCGCAGTGTGCTGATGAAAGTTGTATAGCTGGCGTAAGCATTGCGTCGATCAACCTTGCTGCTTCCGACTGCACTCGGAAGCTGGCCTGTCAATCCCACGAACGGAAACTGGGTGCCAGGAATTGTCTTAAGCTTGTCGAAGCTGGGACGACTGCGCTTGACAGCTTTGGGCCACTGCATCTGCAGCAGCCTGCCCTTCATGGCTTCAAGGATTTGCTCTCGCTTGCTGTTCTCAGCCACTGGTCTGACCACCTGTTGGTGTGTTTAGAATCTGCACAAGCCTTCTGGCTGCAAGGTTCAAGATGTCATCTGCTTCCTTGCTGCTGATTGCGAAGAACTCCCTACCTTGACCTTCATTGATGTAGAAGGCTTTGGCAGGATTGGAACCACCAAACTTGTCGGTGGTTGGCATGAAGAAGACTCGCACCTGGCTCTGTGCTGCCTCATGGTTCATGCTGCTAAGCATGCTGCCAGTGAAGAACAGATCAACCTTGTCGATTGGCAGACCGAGACTTTTGCGCTTGGCAGCATGACGAGTGCTGTAAGGCTTGAACTTCCTGCCTTCAACATCAAGTCCTTCTGCAGTTCGCAGCTTGATCTGAGATTGCAAGAACAGCCCAATTTCTTCAAACAGTGGCCGCACATCCTTGCCAGCCTTTGCTGCCAGAAACAGCAAACGACGTATCTCTTCGTAGCCTCGGAGATCTATGTCAGACTTTCCAGCCAATCAGCACCTCGTCAATCGTCGCAACGTTGGCTGTCGCTTTTCCTCATAGGTGATTCCACCAGAGGCATCCCAGTCGTAGTCGACTCCATAAGTAGTAAGTGACTTGAGCTCCCTTTCGTATAGGCTTGCATACAGCTTGCTTTGTCGCTCAAACGCATCTGCTTCTGGGCTGTCCTTTGTCAAGAACCGATATATCAACTCCAGCGATTTGTAAACAGCAAGCCTGCGCACCCTTGTGGAGCTGTAAAGCAGATCTGGATCAAACGCATACTCACGCCAATCCATGCCGTGGTTTTCAGCAGCACCTCTGTACCACCGAAGATCCAAGTCCTCGTTGATGATGTCACTGGCTTCAACTATTTTGTCGTCCCAGTTGCTAACACCATATTGCATGATGTTGGGACGTTCTTCCTTGAGATGCTGTTCAGTGCAGTAAGGAACAGCTGCTTTGGTGCTCTCAGAAGAGCTGCTGCATGAAGAACTGGAGCTGGAGGAAGACGAAGACATTTGTGCTACCTCCGAGAATTACCAGCTTAGGGTTGGACTCGTCTGTTTGCCTTTGCGCCTGGCCGATTCCTTGCAACAGTCGGCCTGGGACTGTTGCTTTCCTCAGCAGCTGTCGTGTCAGCAAAGGCTGTCTGATCACGCCTCTTGATGTTGTCTTCAGCCTCTGCAGTTGCTCCACCTGCCTCCGTTGACGGCACAGCAGGCCTTGAATAAGGCATTTGCAAAGCTGCCTCTGCAATTCCTGCTTTGACCTGCTCAATGGTCTTGTAACCGAGGTTGATCAGTAGCTTTTGCACAGACTCATCTTCAGTCGTGAAAGTGCCACCAATGAATTCAGCGCCTGCCTTGGATGTAGCAGGATTCCAAACGATGCGCTCTTTGCCTGATTGGTGAAAAGTGATTGCGGACATGTCTCTCTCCTTTTCTATAGCCTTTGTTGATGAATGGCAGTGGCTACGACCACTGCCATTCGCTCTTTCCGCTCGCTTTACGGCAGCTTGCTGCTGGAGCTGGAGCTCGAAGACGAAGAGCTTCTGGAGCTCGAAGACGAAGAACTCGAAGACCAATTCACAGAGTCTTCAAGCTGCTCCAAAAGCTCGCGCATTTCCGGAGAAGTGGCCGGATTCTCCCGCAGCTTCTTGCGGAAGTTGGACCGCTCGGTGAGACCTCTGAGTCTGCTTGCCATGGTTTGTTCCTCCTAAAAGGTTGAAGCCAGAGTTTGACCAGCTCGATGCTGCAAAGGTGGTAGGTGCTTTCACACCTACCACCAGCACACACCGAGCAACCACTACAGCCAGCCATCAGGAGGTGGACAAGCTGGTGATCTTGCCGTGATACTCTTCCGGACCGTAGTCCAGACCGATCTGACCGTAGATCTGTCCCTTCTCGGAGGCACCAGTGCGAGCCAGCTCCTCGTAGAACAACACACCCTTATCCGGAACAGGCAGGAACACCGGAGAGCAGAATGCCAGATCGGCAATCAGCAGGGTGGCAGTAGGAACCTGTGGAGCCCAGACAACACCGAGCATCGCGAAGTCAGTCTCGATCTGCTTGATGTTGACACCTCCGACATTGCGATCTTCCGGAGCATAGCCGTAGATGTCACTGAGCTGTTGCTTCTGGAAAGCATTGCAGAAGATGACCGGATTGACGAACTCGGCACCGTTGGCTGCCATGGTGCGCAGCAACTGATTCATCAATGCCTTGCTCAAAGCTGCCGAAGCTGCATTGACAGCATTGGTAGAAGCAGCAGTGATGATGCCACGCGTCTTGGCAGCTGTGCCAGCATCGGTGGCCTGCTGATAGGTGCCATTTAGGAAGGTGTACTCTGCATCCAAGGCGATCTGGCGCATGTGAGCCATGATTTGGAAATCACGCTCGTTTTGTACCGGCTGCACACCCAGCTCTGCCAGGCCAGTAGTAGCGTCGGCCTTGATCTGGCCAGTGACAGACTGCTTGGCGTAAGACACCGACACCTGGCGCTGGTAGATCTGGCAGGTGTTGACATCCTGGCCACGGACATACGTCCAGGCAGTGGGTGCGGTCAAAGATGCCGTTTCCGTGATTGCCGGCTGAGAAGCAGATTCCAGTGCCCAGGGCTGAGCCAAGGCAAACTGGAAGTCGCCGACGGTGCGCACATTGGCACCCTGAAGACCACCGATCAGGTTGAGGTAAGGAGTTTGGTTCGCTCCGATCATGTAAAGCTCGCCCACATAGTTGGGGCAGTTCCATACGGTTGCAGCTGCATTGGTGTTTGCCATCTTGATTGCTCCTTTGTGTGTGGTTTGCTAAGTTGCTTTTGGCTGCTGAGCAAGCCGACCACAAAGGACAACTTGCAACAGCACTGCTACACCGTTGTGAACCCAAGCGACTTGCGTTGCTTGAGCTCGTGAATCTTGTTCTTCAAGGCCACTGCAGTGCGACCATCTTTGGCCTGAGATGCCTTGACATGGGCTTCTTCAAGCTTGGCGATCTCAGCATCAATGCCAGTCTTGCGAGCACCACCACCACTGCCACCTTCACCACCAGAGCCACCCTTTCCACCGCGCATGATTTGGTCTTTCTGAGGATACTCTTCGACAATGCGCACAATGGCCTCATCAAACTCGGCCAACTCGCCAGGCTTCTTACGGCTGAAGATTTGATTGCCCCTGCTGTCATAACCAACGACAGTTGGAGATCCGTTCTTGCCTGCCTCTACTTTGAAGTGCTTGCCGAAGTAAGTCTCAGCAATGTCTGGAGGCAGGAGTGTTTTGGGAGCCTGGTCGCCGATTCCGACGAAGTAGGAATGCTGACGGAATTGAGCACCCACCATCAGATCACGGATGTCGCTGTTGGCCTTCTCAATGATCTTGTCCTTCTCAGCGATTATTGTGCTGAACTCGGCCTTGATTTGGTTGATCTCGGTGTCTTTGGCTGCAATGGTCTCGAGCTTGATCTGCTCAATCTTGCCAGCATCAACAAGCTCCTTGTCTTTGAGATTCTTGACAGTAGACATGGCCTTTTCTGCATCAGACTTCCACTTCACGATATCCTCGATTGACTCGAAGATCTTGTACTTGTCGCGAAGCTCGTTACGCTGCTTGCGATGCTTTGCAGACTCAGCATTCAGCTCCTCGACTTTTGCATAAAGGCCAGGCACATCAACTGGCAAGTCTTTGCCATCGGCATCTACAAACACCACATGGCCTTCAGGTGTGATTACAGCGTTGTTCTTGTCGTCCAATTTGATCTTCATGCTCATGGCTTCAAGCCTCCTTGCCCCAACTGGGACACACGTGTGATTGTTCCTCTGCTGAGGAATCGATGAAATGAGAAATTGATTTATGCTTGCTCAAGACGATCCCCACAAACAACAAAGGCAGCGCAGTTTCAGCAAGCATCTCTGCTTGCTAGGCCACGCTGCCTTTTTCACCCCAGGTTGTTCCAAGGGTGATTCACTTACATGACACAAATCTTACTGCAGTTGAGCGCAAAAGTAAAGTGTTTTTTTACACTTGCTCAAAAACAAACGTGCCAGACTGGTCAGACCTGACAAAATCATGCACAACACCATGCAAGAATATTTCATCTGGTATTCCTGCAGGATAGGCAAGACATGTCATGTCGCTTAGATCAGCAGCAGCCTTTGCTGCCTCTGCATTGTTGTTCTCAAACCACTTACAATGATAGCATTTTGGCATGTCACCAATTGTCACGCTGCACCTCCTACAGCCTTATTGACATGTATTTCTTTGCAACTTCTTGGTATGTTCCACCAAGCTTGTCTGCTGCTTGCTCAAACACCTCTGCCAGCTTCGTTGGAGATGGGCTGCTGCCAAATATCTTTGTAGATGCTGACTTGATGATCCTTCCAAGACATTTCATGTCAGTGTAGTTGGCTGTCTTGGAAAAGGTCAAGAACCTTTTAAGCTCCATTGTGAAGTAAGCAAGCTCTGAAGGCTCCTTTACGCACCACATCTGCGCAAATGCTTCTGCCCATGGCTCCAATCTTCCAGCCTTGACTGCATAGCCAGAAAGGAACATCGGATTATCACTTTGCACCTTTGGCCTTTTCTTGTTGACAAAGGTTCCCTTCATAAAGAACTGCTCCCATTCTTCAACCACTGTTCCAAACTTGTGGCGCAGCTCGCTTTGAACCATGTGGCCAAACTCGTGAACCATGATGCTGCTAGCCCTATCAGTTCCAATGGGGTGGTGTCCAGAAGCCTCGCAAG